AACGTGTCGGCGCTGTCCTCAAAGTCGAAGTACGCCACGCGGCCGCCGCGCTTCATGATGTCATGGATCATGGCGATGGTTACGTGGGTCTTGCCGAGGCCGCGGTCAGACGAGAGACCATGGGACTTGCCGGGGTACAGGAGGAAGTACCCCCCGCACGTGACGAGGGTGGGCTCCAACGGCTTGTAGTCGCCGGACAGGAGCACATCGAGGTCGGGACGTGCGAACGGGAAGCCGGATCCGAACTCAAGGCGCACGGGAGTGCCGGGCGGTTCAGTCTCGGGGGCTGGTGTGGTGCTGACCGGCGGGGTCGTCGTGGTCTTGTCCCTAGCCTCCTGGGCTTGAGGGGCCATCGCCACGTCCTCGGCGGTGAGGGTGCCGGACGGCTTCATGCCGGTCTCACGCCGCCACGTACGTGCCACGTCGACCTGGATGCGGTAACCGTTCTCTTCCTCTTGCTTGTCCAGCAGTGGCTCACACTCAAGGGCGAAGGCGTACGCTTCGTCCATGGTGAGCCCGTACTTAATCGCGTCCTTCACGATGGCGATGGTGGCCATGTAGCGACGGCACGAGCCAGACTGGAAGCGCCCGTTCCACTCACGGACGACCTTGCGCATCCGCTGGAACTTCAGGTCGGATGCCTTGTAGTTGAAGCCCTTCGGTACGGTGGGGAGGGTGAGCTTGGTGGCCGCGGGTGCCTCTGCGGTGTGCTCCACACCCAAGAACTTGGTCAGGTTCTCCGGGGTGTGCCGTGCGTCTGCCAGCCGCTCCACTCGAACCAGAGGAGACTTGGGGTACTTGTGGTTGCGGGTGCCAGGCAGACGGAGGAGCGTCGTGGAGTCGAACTTGTCGCCGCGGATGAACACCTTGAGGCCGCGGTTCAGAGTCTCCAGCTCCGGGGGTGTCACCTCCTTGGTCAGCAGGAGGTACACGTGGTACTTGGGCCCGTTGGTCGGGTGAATGCCGCCGGATCGAACGAGGCAGGCACCAAGCTCGATGAGCTTGGCCTTAGCGTCTGCTGTCAGCCCCTCGTCGGCGTCCCCGAACACGACGACGTTGGGAAGTGCCTGCTCCTTCTTCCGGCCCTTGGTACCGCTCATGGGCGTCGGTGCGTAGAAGATCTCCGTGCCGGCGTCCGACTTCTTGATCATGCTGCGGGCCATGCCATCGATGGACATGGACCACGGGCGGAGTCGTCCATCGCCCTCGTGGAACGTCTGGGTGGTCTTGCCACGGTCAGTGATCGTGGCCCGCGCCAGGGATACCTTCCTGTCGCCATACAGGTTGCGGAGGAAGCCGGTCAGCTCCTCGGCGCGGTCGTTTGTGTCCAACACCTGTCTCCTTGCCGGGTAATGCGGTGTAGCGTGCTGGGCGATCGTACGTGACGACGTGCGGTGTGGTGTTACTTCTGGGGTCGGGCCGCCACCATCTTCAGAGAAGACAGCGGGCCGTGGTATTCCCAGGTCCCTGACTTGTGCAAGTGGTTGCCGGTGAAGTGGAACGAGTCCCCCTCAGCCATGAACGACTGGCGGCTGACCTGGTACCACTCACCGTCAGGCAGCATCACGCGGGCAATGGAAGTGTAGGACGGCAGGGAGTTGATGTTCATCAGACGCCCACCTTCTCGTAGGTGCGGCGGGTGACAGGCTGGTGGAGGCGGACCCTGCGCTTCTTGGGCACGACCGCGGTGGGGCTCATGGGAGTGGGCGGCGGTTCCTCGGAGTCGTAGAACTGGAACGCGACCAGCTCATCCGAGACGACCTGGACCTTCACGCGGAGCACCTTGAAGTCCGGGACACGTCGGACCTTGTTGGTGCCGCGGACACGCATCACCTTGAGGGGAGCGTTCTTCTCGCGGGTTCGGGTCATCCGCTGAGCGCGGCTGTACAGGCTCGCACGGAAGTTAGACGTGGTCATCCTCGCGGGGAAGTCAACACCGCGCGAGGCCAGCCAGATGTCGCCGTGACCGTTGCGGTCCAGGAGCGCCCACTGTTCCCACGGGTACTCGAACTGGGCAGCGGCCGGAACTCTCGGGCCGGGCCACGTGTCGATCACTTCTGCCATGATCGGAGGTCCTCACTCTGTGTAGCACTTGACCACGTCATCGTAACATGCTAGTGCACCAAAGGTCAATGCGTGCTCATACAGCGCAGTGGCGGACGTTAATGGAGTCGGAGGTGCATAACTGGACACTTTCCCCACGGGTGTTTGCGGGTTGAGCTGCCGGCGTTCTGTTGCCGTTCGTTGCGTTCCGTTGCCAACTCTCCACAAATGTCTGAGTTTGTTGCCAACTCTGGTGATTCAGGGTTAGCCTCGCTGCGGTGTTCTGTTGCCGTCTGTTGCCAATTCTGGCGATTTGGTCGTTCCGTTGCCAACTCTGGTAGTTTGCGGATTGAGTGAGTCGGGCGTTAGGCGGGGAGAGCCAGAATACTATTCCGATCTTGTTCCGAGCGACTATTCCGATCTTGTACCGCTGAAAGAATCGCAGCTCAGGACGTTAATGGAGAGGGACTATTCCGAGTATTCCGATCTTGTTCTCGTAGCTTATGCGCGTACGCGTAGGCGCGCTCTCTCGTGCATACACCTCAGCGAAGCTGAGGGTATTGCACGGAGAGATGCGCTGGCTACTACGCATGGCGGGGTCAAACCGCAGAGAGGGCGCTAGAGTGTGACTACGGAGAGTCACAGGATCTGAGGCTGTACACAACGGACCATGCTGTTAGGGTCCCCGATCGTGGGGAAACCGAAAGCGCGTCGCTCTCTGGGTGGGGTTTGCATGTGTGTACGAGGGAAGGGAGCCGGACATATGGCAATGGGTGGGGCAGTGAACACGGAGGCCCGAGGCGGGTCTGTGAGTGCGGGCCATGCCAAGCTGAGGAAGTACCAGATCCGGTACGTGGCTGGGTACTGGCTGGCTCGTGTGCCGTACGGGTCCTGGCGCAGGTTCGACACCTGGTCCATGGCGACCATCTACCTGAGGGGACGGCACGAGGAGCGCGTAGCGAAGGAGGCTGAGCTTGCGCGTCGTCGTGAAGATGCGACGCACGCTCACTACGAACCTTAGCCGTTAGGAGCGCGTGAGCGTACGTCTGGCGAGTCGAGAGTGTGAGTACGCGTGTACTCTCGCTCTCGCTTGCCGATCTATCCAGACAGCCGCTAGGAGCTTTTGATCATGCCGAGCAAGGTAGGCCCGCCAGCGCCTTGTGTCTGTTGTGGGGTATGGGGTGGGATCATGGCTCGTGGGCTTAGGTCCACGTGCTACTTCCGCTGGCGGAACAAGGGACAACTAGCCCGATGGCCGCTCCTGCGTAAGCGGGCCGTGTACTACCTGGAGCGAGAGTTCGCCATGGATCGTGCGCGGGAGTATGAGGCTATGCGTCTCGGGCCGGGGTCGCTTAGCCGCAAGCGAGCGTGTATCGTCCTTGACATCACCGAGCGCACAGCCTACCGATACGAGGCCTGGCTGAGGCTCATGGCTGAGGCACAGAGGTAGCTGGAGGGAGGAATCGATGTACTGCCACTGTGGTAAGAGGTACCCCTGTTTCGACCACTAATGGGCGGGCTCGGACAGAGGGTACGCCTAGAGTGGACGGGAGACGAGCCGGTTATGCCGGATGAGATAACGGACGTGCCGGCTCGTCGTACCTACAGGCGCTGGCCCTGGGACCAGTGGGCGTCAGGAGTGGAGCACAAGTTCGCGGGTGAGCACGGGGGCAAGACTCCTCGTGCCATGGCGAACTTCTGGCGCGCATGGGCTAAGCGGCATGGCAAGACCTGCCACGCGTACGTTGGGTGTGGTGCAGAGGGTGAGTACGTCCTTCTGTCCATGTCCGACTATGACCCGGACCATGAGCCGGAACAGTGTGACCAATGTGGAGATGAGGACTCACGATATGGCCAGTGAGAACGAGGCCGCCGAGAAGCACGTCCGCGCACTGTGCGTGGGTGGTCAGTACGACGGGCAGTGGAAGAGCATCCCGAACCGGCTGAGGTACGACTACCAGGTACCGCGTGCCATGCGGCTCATGCCCGTGGTAACGAAGGAGCCCGACCTCTCGGTCGGCTTCCCGGAGTTCGACAGGTACCGCGTGGTGGGACCGATCTCCCTGTTCGGTGAGGGCGGTATCTGCCTCGCCCTGGAGCGCGGGGAACTGTTCGACAAGTACCGCGGCAGTGAGGAGCGGATGATCCTGAAGGCCATCCTCCAGCGTGACGTGAGCGCGGAGATGGGTCTCTGATGGAGGACTTCTTTGCCGGCCTGTTCGATGGGCTGGCAGACGCGGCCATTTGGCCTTGGAACTGGGGAGGTAACAGCGTGGGCAAGAAGGGTACGGCACGAGGCAAGAAGCCGGCACGTGCACGAGACGGTGTGACGGGCCGGGTGATCTACTGCGGCAACTGTGGCACGTCGGGTGAACACCTGACCGTGCGCGCCGTGCGGCAGTGCTACGGCCGACCCGTGAGCGAGGGCCCGGACTACGGCTATGTGTCGGGGAGGATCAAGCCGGTATGAGTAGCGTGGGTGACGCGTTCCTGGGTGGGTTCCTACTGGTGCTCATGGCCATCATGTGCGCCAAGGGGGACTCCATCCAGAAGGCATGGGCAGCGCGTAGGCTTCGCCGGCACCACTGTCCCACACCCTGCCAGGAGTCAATGCGCTGCCGTTGCGGCTGTGGCGGACTGCACTCCGTGGGTGAGCGCCAGGAGTCATGTGGGGTGTGCGGTACTCCCATCGTGTATGATGAGGAGTCAGAGATCACCCAAGAGACGTACTGGAGGTACCCGTGAGTGAGGGCACCGAGCCCGACGAGACAGAGGAGCCGGAGTGTAACGGCATCTGCCTGACGCCGGCCGATATCGGTCTGCCGGAGTATGGCGGTGCGGGTGTGATCGCCTATGCGCACCCGGACTGTCCTGCGCATGGCGACCCCCTGGAGGACGACGAGAACACGGAGACCTGTGGTGGCGGGGATGAGTCCTTGCGCTACGTGAGGGAAGAGGACATGGCATGAACCAGCTTCCACCCGAACAGGACCCGGCCAACCTGACGGACGGGCAGCGGGCCAACATCGCTGCGGCACAGAGCCTGCATGATGACCTCCTGGCCGCAAGCACCGTGCCGGCAAGTCTCATCCCGGAGCCCGTCGTGAGTCGGGTTCCTACGTACGGGGATCTCATGGCCCTCATCAAGCGTATCGAGGACCAGCCGATGTACGGCGAGCCGGAGCCTGTACACCCGGACGTGTTCGAGGCCGCACGTCGTGAGGGCGAGACACGTCGGCAGGCCAAGAGCCGGATCATGCTGGAGCACTACGCGCGGGAAGGGTTCACGGTACGTGACGGTGACCTGTGGGCCCTCCGTGCGCAGTACGTGGCTGTGAAGGAGTACGTCCAGGGACAGGGCGGCGGCCTGCCGTACAACACCCACAACTGGGTCCACTTCTACAACCGCTACGGCATGGGTGGGCAGGACCCGGTTCTCATGGTCGGCCTGCGGAAGGACACGGTCGAGGAGATGGGTCGTGCCGGCATCCTGGAGTCCGAGGCTCGCCGCACGCTGCGCATCCTGGGGCATTGACCTGATCGGTCAGTGGGGTGTATCGTGACGGTGAGTGAAGGAGGTGAACATGTCCGATACCGTACCCGAGGAGCCGATCCCCAGTGATCCGCCCGAGGAGGGGAACGACACTGTGGGTGTCGTGCCGACGGGAGGGCCCGTGACCGAGGGTGAGCCGCCCCCGCCACCGCCGCCCATCGTGACGCCCGACCCGGGACCGCCGGATGAGAACTACCCGCCGGTGGACCAGCCCGGCTAGCAAGTGAAGAGGGGGCAGCCTGCGTGACTCCGGTCATATGCCAAGGCTGCCCCCTCGTGCTACAGTCGGTGTACGAGATGTGATGAGAGAGTGAAGGGAGTGGGACCGTGAAGTGCACAAGGCCTCAATGCGGGAAGGTCAGGTATACGGCGGAGACGACGGCACAGCTTGCCTGTGTGAAGGCGGCCCTAGATGGGGATGCCTCTCTGTCCTGGTACTACAGCCAGGCGTGCGGGTGCTGGCATCTGACCTCTACGGCCAACAAGGGCAATACCGGAAAGCGCGTGAAGTGGGTGGAGGGTTTCAGTGAGAACGCAGGACGTGCCGCTGCCTGAGGGCGACGAGACCGACGAGACGACCAACAAGGGAACGGAGCCGGCACTCGAATACGGGTGGCGCGTCAGGTGGGGACGCACGATCGGCCAGCGCCAGCTCGCCAGTGGTGTGGTGCTCGCCTTCGAGCCGAACACGACCAAGGCGTCCCAGGCCTTCGATCGCAGGGCGAAGGAGTACCTCAAGGACATGGACGTGCGCAACGCATCTCCTGGCCGCGGGTACGTCGGAGACGTGCGTAGCGGGAAGTACGTGGAGATGGACTGGATCAGCAGGCCCAAGCCGTGAAGCTGTACCGCGTAGATCCTGTGACAGGCGAGGCCATGGACGAGGTGTACTACCTCAAACAGCGGCTGGCCAAGGAGCCTGCCAACAAGGACGTGAGGGACCGCCTAAACGCCTTGAAGAGTCAGCGGCGTATGAAGCTACTGGCTGACGCCGGTGTGTCCTACAAGCGCCCGTACAAGCGCTCGGACATCTCGTCGCTTGTGCTGGTCGCGTGCGTTCACGCGTACTCGTGGCGAGCGTATGAGGTCCTGTGCGAGACGTTCCCCGCGAAGGTCGTAGAGGCCGCGTTCCTGCGGGACAACAACCGTGGGTATCTCAACTGTGGAACCTCCTTGGTCCGATGTTGGGTTGACCCGGACGGCGAACGGCTGATACGCTCCGAGCGTCAGAAAGTCATCTGTTAGGGAGCGAGGAGCCCATGCCGGCAGAGGGTGCACGTGAGAACCACGTGCCGTTCGTGGAAGAGCGTTGGACCTTGACGGTCACGTTCGACCTCATGGAGGACCAGGACAAGTCGGACCAGGGTGAGTACCGTGGCGTGGACGAGGCGTTCCGCTTCGCCCGCTACGCGGCCACCCTGTCGGGCGGTCTCTGGGAGGAGGTCCGCGAGATGATGAAGTGGCCCAAGGGGTCGCGCACCGTGACCGTCACGTCGGACGTGCTGGACTACCTGTGCACGCTCCAGACCTGGGTCACGTACCACACCATCCCGCGTCAGATGAAGCTGGTCCGTAACGACGGGAGCCGAGGAGTATGACCGTTGCCCTGGACTTTGACGGGGTGATGCACGGTTACAGCCGTGGCTGGCAGGGCGGGGTCATCTACGACCCGCCCGTGCCGGGCACTGCTGAGGCGGTGCGAACCATCATGGACGCGGAGGCGACGTTCGTCCAGACCGCTCGGGAGAACCTCCATGACGTGGTCGAGTGGATCGAGCGGGAGCTGGGTATCCCGGCCATCGCTGACTCGCCCGTGACCGCGCGTACGTTCTGGAACGACCGCGGCATCCTCCTCGTGACCAACAAGAAGTACCCGGCTCGTGCCTACCTGGACGACCGCGCGGTGTACTTCGGTTCTGGTGGATGGGCCCAGGCTCTGGCAGACCTGGACCTGGACATCGCCGAGACTGTCCACATGTACATCGTGACGGTGTCCATCGCGGGCATCCCGGGACACGACCCGCTGAACAAGATCACGGGTGAGTGCCAAGTGGCCGGGCAGTACTGCACGGACCGCACGGGCAAGCACCACACCTTCCTCGTGAAGTCGACCAAGAGCCTGGCCCAGGTTCGTGACCACTGCCGTGAGCAGTACGGCCACGTGACGCGCGTGGAGACGGTCGGCGAGATTCCCACCGTGTGAGCAGTGGGTGTAATGGTCATCCTGAATTGACCGGGAGGCAGCTTGGGCGATAGCGTGTAACGGTCGGGTAACAGCTCGGCCGAAGCCTACGTTGGGATGGACATGAAGACCAGAGCTGGAATCGTCGTCACGGGCGCTCTTGCCGCCCTTCTCGTGTCGCCGGCAGTAGAGGCGCAGGCTGCGCCGTCCCTCGCTCAGAGGGCCCTTTCTGTCGCCGCAGCACAGAAGGGAGACCCGTACAAGTGGGGGGCCACCGGGCCCGATCGTTTCGACTGCTCGGGCCTGACCTACTACTCGTACCGCAAGAGCGGGAAGACTCTGCCCCGTACGGCCCAGGCTCAGTACAACAAGTCCAAACACGTGGCGCCGGCGAACCGACGTGTCGGGGACCTCGTGTTCATCGGCACGTCCTCGTCCAACATCTACCACGTCGGCATCTACGCCGGGTTCTCCAACGGGTACGGCTGGTTCTGGGACTCTCCCAAGCCGGGCCGTACCGTCGGCAAGCACCGGATCAAGGACTACACCGCGGGTTCCCCGCGTGCGTATTACGGGAGGTTCTGAGTGAGCGGATGGACGATCGCCTGGCTGGTCTGGCTGGGCGCGTTCGTGGCCATCGAGGGTCCGGCTCTGTTCAACAAGAAGCCGGACGACACGCTGTCCGAGCACGTCTGGAGATGGTTCGCCACCAGGCGTGAGGACATGAGGAACGACCAGGGCAAGGCCAGCGCGTGGGTGAAGATCCGCCGCGTCGTGCTCGTCTCGTTCCTCGCCTGGCTGTCCCTGCACTTCGCCACAGGTGGCGAGTACGTGTAGGAGAGGGGGCAGCCAGATGCGCCAGGTCCTCCACCCCGTCCTCTGGGGTGGGGGACTTTGGCGTGGATAGACCCGGGAGAGCGCTTGCTTTCGAGCGTCGATGGGTGTGGATCGTAACGGGGTAAGGGTGGTGATATGACACGAGGTGAGCCCTGCGGCGACAAGCAAGGGCACGACACCAAGGAGCAGGCAAAGGCCCATCGGAACAATCTTATCCGCAGGGGCAATTCCTTACTGGAGGTTTACAAATGCCCGTGGTGTGATAAGTGGCATGTAGGCCATAGGCCGAAAGGGAAATCCTGGGGCCGGTCTACTAAGCGCCGAAGAGGGCGTGGCTAATAGAATCGGGCGTGGGTTGACACGACTCGTGTCCGGTCGATAGTGTCTGTCCTGTCGGAGAGAGCGTGTCGAACTTCGCGGTGATCGCGCTCCCGCCGAATAGTAGGGGCCCCGGGTAAACCCCCCCGCTCGGGGCCCCTCACTAACAAGGGGGGTACAGTGAGGGCAAGGAGCAGTATGAGGGACGACGACCGGATCGGTTTCCGTGAGGGCGCGAAGTGGTACGCGAAGGGATGGGGCATCGCCCTCCTGACGCTCGCCACACTCCTCGTGTTCGGCACCATCACGACCTTCGCCACGGGCCAGCTCCAGAAGTGGACGGCTGACTTCCGCGGCGGCGTGAAGGCGAAGGAGCAGACCACGGGGAACGGCGCGTTCCGCGTCAACACCTACAACCACTTCTTCAACCTGTGCGCCTCGGTGCAGTCCACCGAGGACGCCATCAAGAACGCCCGGGACGAGATGGCGGACAAGGAGACGACGGCCGAGCGCAAGGCCAAGCTCCGGCAGAACATCACCGCCCTGAACAACTCCCGGGCCGAGGACATCCGCACGTACAACGCGGACAGCGCCAACGAGTACAAGGGCGCGTTCCAGTCCAACGACCTCCCGTTCACCCTGAACGTGGCGGCCGAGCGCACAGAGTGCGCGTACAAGACCGCCGGCTGACCTAGCCGGTAGTGGTACCCAGCCCGACACTCGGCGGAGTGTCGGGCTTGGGGACGTAGAAGAGAGGAGGATCCAAGTGCCGACGGATCCGATGGAAGTCCCGACCGAGGACAACGAGGACAGCCCGTGTATCGGGGCTGAGCCCACGCCCGAGATCATCGTGGTGCAGGGCAGCACGGACGACGACGCGTGACCGGCCGCTGTCCTACCTGTAAGAAGACGTTCGAGGACTGCACCTGCACGGGTGTGATCCGCTGGGTGAGGGGGTTGTTCCGGTGACTACTCCTGACCTCGCGGTAGACCAGGACGTCTCTGTCCGTCTCGTCCACGAGGACGCCGCCGACCTGCACGTGGTGCACGCCGCGCGAGTATCTACACTGGGCGAGGAGGTGATGGAGGAACTGGAGAGCCTGGGCCTGATCACGCCGGAGCAGTGGCGAACCCAGGAGATGACCAAGCGGGATGAGGGCCTGATCAACTTCCTCACCCGTGAGCGTCATGGCTCGCCGTTCGAGCACAACTCCATGACGTTCTTCATCCAGGCCCCGATCTTCGTGTTCCGGGAGTTCCACCGGCACAGGGTCGGCTGGTCGTACAACGAGGAGTCGGGCCGGTACAAGGAGCTGGCTCCTCACCTGTACATGCCGCCGGCGTATCGCCCTCTCCAGCAGGTCGGCAAGGCCGGGGCCTATGAGTACGTCGCCGGCACGGCCGAGCAGTACGAGGTCATGACGGAAGAACTCATGGCCGTGTACGAGCGGTGTTGGGTGGGATACCAGCGCATGTTGGGTGTGGGTATCTGTCGAGAGGTGGCTAGACTTTCGCTGCCCGTTGGTGTATTCTCTTCGATGTACGCCACGTGCAACGCCCGGTCGCTCATGCACTTCCTGAGCCTCCGCACGAAGGACGAGCGTGCGAGGATCAAGTCCGGACCCCAGTGGGAGATCGACAAGCTGGTGGCCCGGCAGATGGAGAACGCCTTCGCCCGGCTCATGCCGGCGACCTACAAGGCGTTCAACGACAACGGGCGCGTAGCGCCCTAACTGAGTGAGGACTCCAACAGTGAAGATGGACCGTAAGAAGCTGATCCGCGGTGTGCTCATCCCGGCCGTGGGCGTGATCGTCCTGGCGACGACCGCCGGCGCGTGTGACGACGAGAAGGACAACTCCAGCCGCGGCAAGGAGAAGGCCTCGGCCCAGTCCAACTACGACCGCCTCGTCGCCAACCAGCCGGCGCACACGGGCGACTACTCGCCGACCCGGGAGACCAAGAACTTCTGGATCGACACCTGGATGAAGAAGCCGGGGAAGCTCTCCTACGTCTACATCCAGAACGCCCAGGGCCAGTACGGGTACTACATCCTCAAGGGCCTCCCGGTCACCTACTGCGTGGGCCTGCTCCCGCCGGAGGTCAAGACCCGCGGCGACCTCGGCCAGTACGACGGCGACCTGATCGTCCAGGGCCCGTCGATGGACGGCACGTACTCGTCGTCCTCCAACTGCAACACCATGTACGGGAAGGACGCCGAGACCGGCGCCTACCTGGAGTGGACCGTCGGCATGAACCAGTCGTACTTCCTGTACGACCAGCCGATGGACCTGCCGCAGTACAAGAACGCCACGCCCCTGGGTGAGGCCAAGCTCAAGAACTGACCCGAGGCCAGAAGGTCGCGGGCACAACCGAACCGATCACAGGGCGGGGCTCCTTCCGGGGCCTCGCCCTTCGGGCATGGAAGGAACCACAGTCATGAAGTCTTACAAGGTAGTCGAGAAGCGTGGGGCAAACCACGGACTCCACCTCGTGCTCACCATTCTGACCGGTGGCCTTTGGGCCTTGACAGGATGGCCCATCGCTGCAATGATGGGACGCAAGACAAAGACCCGCGTGCCTGTCGCGCTGGCCAACCAGGACATGACCGCCCGCTGAGGGCAGAGAGTGAGGACCACAATGATCCACGTTCGTACCTTCGCACTGGCCGGAGCCATAGCCGTGATAGCCACCGCGGTCTCGGTCGTCTCGCCGACGGCTGGTGTGGAGAGCACCACACCTGCCGCGTCGGTGTCGCCGTTCCCGACGAGTGGCACTGTGCCCGTCGTGACGGAAAGCGCTGTGCGCTCCTCTGGCGAGATCAACAAGAGTGCGCAGCACGAGACACGCAACAGCAGTGCAAACGCTCCGTACGGCGACGCTGAGAGCGTTAGGAAGGAAGCACGCATCATCGCTGCGAACGCTGCGCGCTTGCAGTCGCCGAACGTGCCCACCCCGAAGTGGACACTCATCAAGCCGTCGCCGTTCCCCAAGCTGACCCCGAGCCCGAGGGTGACCCCGCCCAAGCCGCCGGCCCCCAAGCCGCCCATCGTCTTCAAGCGGTACGACTTCTGCGGGTGGAAGGTGAGCCAGGCCCAGCGGTGCATCGACCAGGGGAAGCTGGTGCGGTACAAGCCGTCCGGCGTCAACACCCTGGCCGGCCACAACTACAAGGGGTGGTACTGGATCGATGACATCCCCACGGGGCGGAAGGTCGTCATCAAGTCCGGCCAGCTCAAGGGCACGTACAAGGTGTACGGCCACGCCAAGGTCTACGACAAGAAGTTCCCCAAGTCGGGCCTGGGTGCGGACGTGGCGCTCCAGACGTGCGAGGGTTCGGGCATCGGCTTTTCGTTCTTGCGCCGGATCTAGTGCGGCATGTAGTGTCGTAGTGACGGAATCGAGTGGAAGGAACCGAGGGAATGTCAAGGCTTCTGCGATGTAACCGATGTGGGCAAGAGAAGGAAACGCCCATGCCGGTACCCAACCTCCTGGGCTTCACGGCTCCCGTGAAGGCCGAGGGCTGGGCCGTGATGACGCTGGGCCCCGGCCCGCTCCCCGCGCGCTACGACCTGTGCGAGGACTGTGCCGAGGTCCTGGTCGAACAGTTCATGGTGGGTGCGAACGTGCACGCCATCACCCAGCCGCCCGGCATGAACGTCCTCCCCCACGACAACGTGCCGTACCAGGACTGCCTCCTCGCGTTCGACCCGGACGCCGGCAAGTTCATCTGTGAGCACGACGACCCGGAGCGGTTCCGGAAGTTGTGCACGGACCGCGCCCAGAACGTGGCGGAGGGCGTGCCGGAGCAGGTCGTTCCCGGCATCCCCGAGTGGGCCGAGAAGAAGCGCGGCGATGAGCTGGTCTCGTGCCCGGTGCTCCAGGGCGGATGCGGCGGTCGCCTGCCGGCTCGCCACCTGGAGCAGCACATGAGCGAGGTCCACGGCATCAAGCCGCTCCGGGAGAGGGCCGCCGAGCTGGTGGCCGACGTGCACACCTCGGGCTGGGCTCACAGCATCGTCCAGCGGTGCGGCGACGCGTGCTCGGAACAGCACACCTACACCAGCGGCTGCCTGCTGGATGGTGTGGTGCAGCCGGCTGATGGCCGGTGCCGGTACTGCCAGTGCACCGCGCACAACGGCCTGGCCTGCTCCTCGACCGGGTGCTCCTGCCAGGTGAGCACGCAGGGCGAGAACCTGACCGAGGCCTATTCGGAGCAGGAGGCGGCAGAGTGATGGAAGGTGCCGGACCGTTCTCGATGATGGCCGTGTCGGCCCTGGAGAACCACGTCAAGACTCTCCAGGTCGGCAGCAAGAAGTACGCGGCCGTGAGGCTGGAAGGCGGGGAGGGCTGGTACGGTGGGTGCAACATTACCACCGCCATGATCTTCTGCCTCGGCATCCTCGGGTACGACAAGGACCAGAAGCTCATCCTCCGCGACATGATGGGCGGCGGCGACGAGGTACTGCCTGGTGACTGGATCGTCATGCTGTCCCGTACGTGCTTCCGGATCATGCGTGAGTCGGACAGTGAGTCTCTGTTCTCGCTCATGCCTGACGTGCCCCGTAGCACGCCCGACGAACGCCTCTCGCGCATCGCTCAGGCGCACAAGAAGGACGTAGACGAACAGGGCGGTACGCACGGCCTGTGCGTCGAGTGCTACCAGCCGTGGGGCGAGAAGGGCTGTCCGACGTACCGCTGGGCGACCGAGGACCTGGACGTGCTCGGTACGTGGGACCCCGACGACAACGAGGTGGAAGATGAGACCTGAGGACTTCCAGACCCAGAGGCTCCAGCTCCAGTGGAAGGACTTCGCCACCCGCATGATGGTGGACGCCGGTCTCTTCCTGGAGCCGGAGATCATGATCCGTCAGGATGACGCCATGTCGTTCATGATGGACCAGATCATGATCGGCTTCCGGGCCAAGATCCTGACCGACGACCTGCCGCCGGAGAGCGTCACCAACTCGACCGAGGTCGTGTTCCACGAGCCGGCATCCACGTGGCAGATGTGGAAGCGCAACAACCGGGGGAAGTGGTACACCAAGGGCTGGCTGCCGTGGCTTCTGGCACGGCGACCGGTGAAAACCCGCGAGGTCAAGAAGCTGGCCCACTGCACCATCAGCCTGGAGCGGCTCCGCTCGTACCCCGAGGCGCAGTACCGAGCCTCTGACTTCCGCCTCGGGCGGGCCGTGCTCATGCACCATGTGGGCTCCCCCGTCTGGGACATCGAACACCTCACCGGGTACGAGCCGAAGCCGGAGAGTGGCGAGTGAGGATCAAGATCTCGGACGGTGTCCGAGAGGTCGAGGTGGAAGCCGCGTCGGACGAGAAGTGCGGGCACGACCTGGAGGAGGTGGCCAAGCGGATGTACGAGCTGGTCGCCGCCAAGGGCGGGCCCGCCCCGATCGGCTTCACCTCTGCCACCACGTCAGACCATGAGCGCTCCTGGGAGCAGGAGTAAGGAAGACCCACACCAGCCAGCGCTCGGCGATCTGTGACCCCATACGGGAGCCCTCGGAGTTGTGTCCGGGGGCTTCCTTGGTATATGATCAGGGTACCGAACATCGAACACGCTAGCTCGGCAGGCCCCCGTGAACTGGCTTAACGCTGCCATCACCGTCATCGACACCATCTCCGAAGCCACTGCCACTCTCCGAGGACTCGACATGGACTCCGAATACGTCCCCCTTCTCGCCATCTGCCTCCTCGCCGGAGGGGTCATCTTCTGGCTGTTCCTCATCGGCGCCATCCTGCTGGGCGGCTGCCGTCTCGTGGCCCGAGGCTTCTGGGCCGTGGTGGACATCCTGCCGAACCGTCACGCGTCCGGTGGTTCGCTCCCGCACGTCGAGTGATACAGTCTTAGGGAAGATCAACCGAGGGAGACAACGTGCTTACCCTGCTGTTCCTGGCAGTAGTCCTGACGCTCGCACTGGGCGCCTTCGCTGCGTTGGGTGTGGAGGACGCCAAGTTCCACGCGTCGCTCCAGCCCATCCGATACGACGCGTCGCCGGAGGTCATGACCTGGGAGGCCAGCCTGCCGGGTAAGCCCGCTCTTCCGTGGAGTGAGGACAAGAAGTGACCGACGTATTCTCCACCCTGCTGGACCCGTTCTCGGCCCAGTTCCTGACGTACGACCTGGAGTTCGTGGACGACGGCAGGACCATCGACCTCGTGTCCGCCGGGTTCAAGTCGGGTGATGGTCGTACCCTGTACGTCATCAACCGCGAGATGAACCAGGAGAAGATCCTGGCCCACGACTGGATGCGGAACAACGTCTGGCCGCACCTGCCGCTCAAGGACCTCCCCGAGGTCCGAGGTGAACTCGGACAGTACCCGGTCAAGAAGTGCCGGTGTGCGTCCGCGGTCGAGGGCAAGAAGTACGAGTGGACCTGTTCGTGCATGAACGGCAAGCTGGACATGGACCACCCGGACGTCAGGCCGATGGGTCAGATCCGGCGCATGGTGTCGGACTTCATCATGGCCTGCCACCCGAAGGGTCTCACCGGCGAGGTCAACCACCGGGACGACGTGAAGATGTGGGCGTGGTACGGGGCGTACGACCACGTCCGGCTGGCCCAGTGCTGGGGTCCGATGATCGACCTTCCGCCCCACGTCCCGATGCTGACCCACGACCTCAAGTCGGAGGCCATGCGTCTGGGCAACCCGAAGATGCCGGCGCAGAAGGGCAAGGAGCACAACGCCCTGGCCGACGCGGAGGGGAACCACCTGAAGGCCAAGTTCCTCTGGGGCCTGGCGACCGACAACCCGTACGAGTAGGGGATATGCAGGCATCGGACACGGATGAGCTGGCGCGTAGGTTCGCCTACCACGCGCCGCTGAGTGACACGAGGCGACAGGCCCACGAGAACATCCGCGGGCAGATCGGCCGCCTGGCACAGTTCGTCGTGCACACCGTGCCGGCGGGACGTGAGCAGGCCCTGGCCGTGACCAAGCTGGAAGAGGCCATGATGTGGGCCAACGCCGGCCTGGCCCGAGCGGCCGACCCGGAGGCAGAGGAGCTGGTCGTCCTCACCCCGGTCGAGAAGGCACAGCGGGCGTACGAGGCGTACGGCGCCGTGACCGAGCACAAGAACTTCCAGGGTGATCCCATGCCGGCATGGGACGACCTGGGGGACACGATCCAGGCCGCGTGGGTTGCGGCCGCGAACATCGGAGGGAACCTGTGACGACACTCACCGGCCCGCAGATCTACCCGGGCGCCGTGGCGTCTGGCTCATCGTGGTACGAGGACAACTGGGGCGGCGACCCGATGGAGGTCAACGTCGTCGTCCTCCACACCACCGAAGGCACGACGCTCCCGACGTACGACGGCGGCGCGGTCGCGCCCAACATCACGTTCGTCCCGGACTTCCGGAACAAGCGGCTCAAGGCGTACCAGCACTACCGCACGGACATCTCCTCGCGTGCCCTGGTGAACAAGCTGGGCGGCGTGGCGACGAACACCAACAACGTCACCCAGGCGGAGTTCGTCGGGACGTGCGACCCGGCAACGTCTCGCCGCTGGACAGCGGCTGGTGTGGAGCACATCTTCTGGCCGGACGCCCCCGACTGGGCGCTCCGCGAGATGGCCGAGTACCTGGCCTGGCTGTACGAGGAGCACGGCATCCCGCTCGTGGCGCCGGCGAAGTGGCCGGCCTACCCGACGTCCTACGCCAACGGCGGCGGGCAGCGGATGACCGAGGCGCAGTGGAACGCGTTCCACGGAGTGTGCGGTCACATGCACCCGCCGGAGAACGTGCACGGCGACCCCGGCTCGCTCAACATCCAGAAGGTGCTGGCGTACGCGAAGGACCTGGCTGGCGACGGTGACGCGGACATCCCCGTGCCGACGCCGCCCAAGACCATCCCCGCGTTCCCGGGACGGAAGTACTTCCGTGCCGGCGCCAACAACAAGTACGTGACCCAGCTCGGCCAGCGCCTCGTGAAGAAGGGGTTCGGCCGGCACTACGTCGAGGGACCCGGGCCGAAGTGGGGAGAGGCCGACCGGCTGAACGTGCGGGACTTCCAGCGCTCGAAGGCTGCCCTCAAGGGTGACGCCGACGGGTACCCGGGTCCCCTGACCTGGAAGTTGCTGTTCTCGTAGGTCTTGACCCTCGGCGCTTGTGGCGCTTAGAGTCGAGTGAGTGAGCCCGACGACAACGACCTGGAGATGAGATCCCGTGATCATCGACCACGACACCATGACCCAGATGGGTCCCACCGACGAGACCATGCCGCTTCGCGTCATCCAGCAGGCGGAGCCCGCGGTGGACTACCCCGTGATGGAGAAGAGGATGCAGTGGGCGGGTCCGTTCCCGGTGCGTCCGGTGCGGTCGATGACGGGGCGTCTCTCCCTCCGGAAGTCGGCCCCGGCTGACGTCCCCGACCTGGAGACGTTCGCCAGGGAGGCGCCGATCGAGGACGTGGTGGAAGCGGTCAAGATCCTCTCCTCCGAGGACACCGCCACTCACGCCCTGCCGGCGGTGGAGAAGCTGACCGGTGCGCCGTCTACCCAGAAGCTGGCGCACCGATCGGCCGCTCATGTCCAGCGCGTGTTCAACGAGGCCGGCTGGCCGATCGCCGTCTGGTACGGCGAGGCCACGAAGGAGTACTGGGTGATGGACGAGAGCGGGCTCCACTCGTTCGAGTCTGTCACCGCCATGTACCAGGGCATGGGATGGGAAGCGCTGTAGGGTCTCCGTTCCCTCTGTTCGCTTCCCGCGACCAACCAGCGCCCAACGACGAGAGCCCCCGACATTCCCCCCGGTCGGGGGCTCTCCGGCGGACGCCTTGACACCGTGTCGTGAGCGTGGGAGAGTTAGTCCTGTCAGCAAGACAACGCACCACCTAACTCAACAGGGAGCATCCCATGACCTGGGTAGCAGCCGAATCCGATGGCACTCCGCTCGCCGGCTTCGAGTACGGGACGTTCGTCGCGTACCAGATGGCAGACGGTACCGAGCGTACCGGGAAGATCATCGTCCAGGGAACGGACAAGATCGGGAGCGTCCACATGATCGAGGACGACGAGAACCCCGACGCTGAGATGGTGAAGATCTCGCCTCAGTTCGTGCGCCGGCTGAGCGACTGATCCACACCAGCAGAGAAGCCCCTGACTCGGGAAACTGAGTCGGGGGCTTTTCGGTGTCGGGCGTCTCTCGTGCGGAAAGCTCTGTGCGCTCGTTAGGAGAGATCGATTAGCTCGCCTGAGAGTATCTGTCACTTCGCTATGCGCCTCGCCGAGAGACGCTGTTCTGTGCGTTTTGGAGCTAGGTCTCGACGTCTGACAGAGTGCACGCGACAGAATCAGAATGCGCTCTGGTCCTGTACACCATCGAGCCCCCGTCTGTACCTGACATGACGGGGGCTCTTTGGCGGTGCGAGGCGCGGGGCCGAACTACTTCGGGACGGACTGGATGGCGGCGGCTACAGTGCTGCCGGCTCCCATCAGAAGGGCTACGCCGATGGCGTACCGCCAGTTCTCCAGGGACCCAGTGCGGGTCTCCAGCTTCTCGATGTCCGCCCGTACTCCGGCCATGTCGTTGTCGTGGGCGGTCCGATCCTCGACTGCCCGCTGGAGGCTGAGGTCTAGCTTCGCCTCGATGCGGACCAGTCTCTCCACGTCTTCTCTGGACATGTCGCTCACTGGGCGTCTCCGGTGGGGTCGTTGTTCGCGGCCTTGTCGCCGGCACCACCTCCCGCGTTGGAGTAGGTCGGCGCCTTGGAAGATCCCAGCAGGTAGCGGCCGGCAGCCGGCCACTTGTGCTGGATCGCGCTGGCCGCGGTGTAGTAACCCGCGGTAGCGAGAGCCGTTCCCCCAGTCACGAGAAGGAGCTGGGTGTCGGTGTCGACCTCGACACCGCGAAGGGCAAGCCAAGAGATGAGAGCGCCGACTCCAGACGGGACGTAAGTACGGATCTGGGCAACCAGGTAGTCACGGAACATGGGGTTCCTCCTGTGATGTACTGCGGTTGGGTGTGGGTCTGGTACGGGTAAGTATCGGCGATCTCCTAGAAGTACGTGGTAACGATGACAATGCCAGGGGCACCATCGCCACCATTGAGTGCGCCGTCAGCAGTGGTACCCGAGCAGGCACCTCCACCACCGGAGCCATAGCCCATGCCGGCAACACCGGCTACCTGGGCTCCAGCCGCGGAGCATCCGCGACCTCCACCACCGAGGTAGGAGTTACCTCCCATACCTCCCATGGTGACACCTGAGGGTTGCCTCATGCCAGCGCCGCCGCCCTGGCCGTTGATGGCAATGTCTGCCACGATGGTCTCGGATGCAGCCGTGGCACCAGAGATTCCAGCGTTGGACGCGCCCGTACCAGTCGATCCGCCGCCGGGTCCTCCGGTGGCAGAGACGTACGAGCCGAACGACGACGAGGTGCCATTGCCTCCCGTGCCTGTACCACCAGTGCCGCCGGAGCCGACTGTCACAGTGACCGAGTCGTCAACCGAGTTGGCCAGGAGGGTGGACTCACCGTACCCGCCGCCGGCTCCGCCACCGCCGGCACAGACTTCACCTGCCGCGGTAGCAACCACTCCGCCGCCTGCACCGCCACCGGCCTGTACCTGGACGCGGATCGAGCGTGCACCCTGCGGCTTCTCCCATGTGTCAGATCCGACCGTGGAGAAGATGTCGATCTTGGGGTCCTGAGTGGCGGGACTCACGGTGCCGATGATCAGATACGTGGTACCGATCGGCAGGAGAACGACACGGTGGCCGGGCAGGGGGTAGTAACCGACCATGGTCTTGTACCGCTTCTGGCTGACGACCTTCTCGCCGTCGAACATGATCCTGGGGTAGATGCCTCCCAGGAAGTCGTTCGGGTCGTAGTCGTAGTCCACCGTACCAAGGCGGATCGGTCGGCCCTCGATGTTGGGGCCAGCGTTAGCCTCGGTGAAGCCGGCGATGGAGCGGAGGAAGTCATGAGCTTTGCGGCTCGAACCCGATCCAGACATCAGTCCTCCTCGAAGATCGGAACGGGGTTGGTCGGGGTGTCACACAACCCACACACCGCGCGGAAGACTCCGTCGCCGTTCTCGTGGAGCTTGACAGGGGACGCGATACCGAACGCCGCACAGGTAGGTGTGGTGCATGTCGAGGTCCCCGGGATGGACAGCCACTCGTCGTGCTCCGGCCACTCTCGCTCTTCCTCGGGACGCTGGGAGATCTCCTCCAGCAGGACCCGGAACTCGATGGCCTTCGCCTCGTACTCGGCCCGCTTCATGAGGTGAACTCCTGCCAGGACACCCAGTGCACGGTCGTGTCCACGTCGTTGGTACGGAAGATGTATGCGGTGAACCCGGTCGGTGTCGAGAAGCGATAGCCCACCTCACGAACACGAGACCACGGGAAAGCCGAGTGCGCGGTCAGCAATACCACCGGCTCGTTCGTGCCGGCGTGGTTGACCTTCACCTCGGATGCCGTGGCGGAGTTCGTCTGGGGACTCATGAGCACAGAGCCGAACAAGATGTTGGCCGCGCTCAAGGCGCCCGACACCACAAGGTCGTCGGCAATGGTCGTAGTCATGGCACCTCCTCACTTGAGCCGGTTTGACTTGAGGCCAAACTTTCAGCTTACTGTATGAGGGCATGATAGCGCAAGTTCAGACTTTTGGCAACAAGGGCCCGTGGTCCCTGACAACGTTGCCAATGTCCATACCAACCAGCCCCGGACTTGGGGATCCAGGGCTGGGAGGTCAGGTCCGCTTCCGCCACATGAGCCAGCCGACCTTGGTGGCTGTCGTGTTGTCGCGGTAGGTCCAGACGGTCATGCCGGTTGCCGACACAGACGAGATGCTGGACTCCAGGACGTCCGTGTTCGGCAGACTCGTGACCGAGGTGCACAGGCCGACGACGGTGCCGGTTCCCTTGAGACTCGGGACCGAGACTGCCACGGACGTGGGAGTGTTCGCCACAGGGGTGATGGTCACGAGACCCACGGCGATGTTGCCGGCCTTCAGCCGGCCGGAGATCCGGAGATCCCCGTTGCGGATCTGTGCCATGTCAGGCTCCCCTCATTGCCATCCAGTGGATGTTGGTCGCGGTGGTGTTCGTGCGGTAACCCCAGATGGAGAAGCCGTAGGGAGTGTGGTCGGCCGTGCAGACCTCGCGGAAGGTCGAGCCGGGGACGGACGTCTCAGCAGTGGCAATGACACGGACAGGCCCGGTGCCCTGGAGGTTGAGACCAGAGACGGCGACCTTAGTCGGCTTGTTCGCCACTGGGGTGAGTGTGGTAACTCCCACGGCGATGTTGCCGACCTCCAGCGCCCCGGTGATCACCACATCATCATCCACGATGCTCGGGTCCGCGGTAGGCGTGAGCGAGATAACGCGGCGCGCGCGGTGGGTCATCTTCGCACCGGCCACTAGATCCATGTCCCAGGACACTTCCGCGTACTGGCCGTTCAGGCCCATCGGGTCGTACATGATGGTGTACACATCGTTACCCGAGTGGATCGGCATGAGGGCCGTGGAGAACTCGATGGCCTCGTATACCTGGCTGGCCTCGAATGCCTTCCGCGAGATCTTGGCGATCATGGTGGCTTCGCTGTCCGCGTCCTGGCCCTGCTCGAACGAGGTGATGGTCCTGCCTCGTCGGACAGTGCTGGTAGGGGACGCCGGGTCGTTGTTCGTGAAATCCATGGTGATCGTGTCGCGGTCCGGGTCGGACAGCGTCATGACCCAACGGTTGGGAACCCCGAACAGGTCGTACTCCTGCATGACCTCGGGGTACATCACGGACAGTTCGTCGTCCTGGTAGGTGAACTCCGAGCCGCGATCCTGCGGGGAGATGTACGGCTTGACCACGGCGAACCCGTCCTCATCGAAAGACAAGGACTCATAGTTGATGGCGGTCAACAGGTCGGCGATGATCTGCCGCTTACTCGTGCCCGCCTCCCACTCCTTCGGCACGGGGATCGTCGCGGTATTGGCCGTGATCTTCTTGGGGATGTTCGCCTCGGTCAGGAGGTGATCCACCACACCAGTGTAGGTGTTGCCCGGGTTCGGGTTGAGCTGGAACGAGTCGAACCGGATCTCCTGGTTTACGTTGGTGGTGCCCGAGAAGTTCGAGCCGGACACGCCCGTGTATCCGTACGTGATCTTGTACGGGTCGTCCACCTCTTCCTCGATCATCCAGCCGGCAGGCTCCGAGACTCCCGACTTCCAGAGCTTGGCTCGCATGACGTGGCCGATGCACTGGGCGCGGAAGTTGAAGTATTCCCCGGCCGAGTAGGTAAGGCCCGTGTTCACGATGTCCCCGAAGGTGTGAACGGCTCCGCCGTTGGTGCTGGTGACGTTCAGGTGGACATCGAACCCAGACGCCGTGGTGTTGAAGTGGACACGGACGCGGTAGTAGTCGTTGGACGAGAACAGCCGGAAGATGGCACCGGCGATGAACGCGTTACCCGTGGAGAGCTGGCTGCACGCAACCCGGCAGTAGATCTCGGAGTCCACCAGGATCTCTTGTGCCGTGTTGCCGGCCTGGGAGAGGCGGATGGCAGAGGAGTCATCCTGGATGCGTACGAACGCATAGCCAGGCGACGCTGAGACGACTCCGCGGGTGGTGTTGGCTACGGTGTTGTGGAGCCAGACTGTACCGTCGTCAGAGGTGCCCCAGGAGCCCGTCACGTCCCGGGTGAAGTTGTCGTTCACCCGCAGGAGGTTGGCCGTGCTGAACCTCTCGGCGACGAGGTCGTCCTGGAGGATCTGTGCGAGGTCGTATCCCTGGATGTCCCGGCTGATCACGTTGGCCTCGTCCGACTGCCTCTGCGGAGAGGACAGGATGAACACACCCTGGGGCCACTCCACGTAGTTGATCGAGTCGTCGGTGAAGCGCTGGTAGGTCTGAGGCTCAGTGATGAGGAGGTTGTCGAACCAGACGGGAGGTGTGGATGTAGGACCTCCGCCGTTGACCGTGACGGTGATCAGGGGCTCCCGCCCAGTGTTGTCCTCAGATGTCACGTAGTCCGGGGACGAGCCGGCAGGGTCAGTCCAGAACAGGCGGTAGATGGTGAGGGTGTCGGTGGTGATGATCTCCAGCTTCACCAGCTTGTTGACCAGGTTCGTGGTAACCGATGCCGGCAGGCTCACCGAGCCGAGAGTGAATGATCCACCCGAGGCGTTGAGGGTGATGTTATTGGACGTGTCGAGGGAGGCACCGTCCGGCTGGATGTAAAGCTGTCCGCCGGTCGGAATGTAGAAGTAACACCGCATGGACCAAAACGTGAGCGCGCTACGCAAGCGAGCGACGATAGTGCCGTCCGAAAGCGTGTCATCGCTTCCGAGCTTAGCCGCTTTACCACCGTCGGCAGTGTGACTGCCGTCGTAGATTACGGTGCCCCTAACGTCGTCTAGGGCGTTTCCGTGTCGGGCGGAGTTGTTCTTGGTGACAGCCTCGCCCGTTACTCCCGGCGTACCGTTGAAGTTGTTGGACCATACCTGCTGGGGCATGAAGGCGGTCTCCACACCCTGCGGAGGCAAGCCGACGTTGTCCCACTCGGTGTAGTCCGTATCGTCCACGTTGCCCAGAGCCTGGAACAGCAGGCGGAGAGCACCAGTTCCCGAGATCACCCAGGAAGGTGTGGCAAGTGTCCGCTGGGTCTGCCACGTTCCAGGCAAGCCAGTTCGGCTCGTCTCCCAGAACACGGTGCCCGATGTCTCGCGGATACGGAACCACTTGTGCTCGTTCGGGTCATAGTCGATGATGACTGCGGCACCATCGGTACCGCCCGAGTTGCTGCAAAACTCCAGCTTGTTGAAGGAGCTGGTGCCAACCCGGCGGTACCGGATCATGAGGTTCGTGCCAGTGCCCAGCGCGTTGCCGTAGACGGACACCGTGGTGGACACCGTGTCGACTCCGATGACCGAGCCTACCTGTGGAGGGCGGACGAACTGTGCAGTGACCGCGCTGCCGGTCAGTGTCCACGAGGCGTTCGAGCGGGCGGCCGGCGAGAAGGTCGTCATGGGAAGACGGAGGTGTCCACCCGTATTGATAGCGCCGTCCTCGTACGTTCCCCAGTTCGGTCCCATGGCGGCCGACTCAAAGTCGTCGGTGAACCCACCGAAGAACGGGGGAGACTGAGGCGCAGCGGGCAGGACCGGATCCGGCACGGGCAGTGCACGGGGCGGCATGTGCAGACGGACCCACGGCTTGATCCGGTCGGACAGGTAGTCGATGGGGTCCTGGAACCCCGAGCGGAGCGAGAAGGTAGCGGTCCGCTTGATGTCCGCCAGCCAGTCCTGGGAGATCTTGGCCGCGGTCACCGTGTCAAGCTCACGCTTGACCTTGTTGGAGCTATCCAGGAGTTCGTATCGGAAGGACAGCTTCCGGGAGCCAGTGGCTCCCTTCAATGCCGCCTCGATCTCCGCAACCGTGTACTGGTTCGGGTTCCGGAACAGGTCCGGGATGTTGAGCGACTGCACCCGTCACACCTCCTCGATGTCGAACGAGACACGGCCGAACTTGAATCCCACGGTGACTCCCCACGACGCGTCCGACTGGCTAAACCCAGACATCGTACCATAAGCGGCACGGCCTCGGTTGTCGCGGAGGAAGAGGGTCTTCTTCATCTCCATGAAGCCGCGGAGGTCAGCTTCCTCGGCCATGTGGGTGTCGCCGCCGGGGATGTCCACGGAGATGGAGATGTCCTCGGTCTCGTACTCCCCGAAATCCGTTACGGGGAACGTACGGCCCGCGAACTGTTGCACCGTTGCCGCTGTGTCGATGGCGTGCGATCGGCTGTCCTTACCGTACACGAACTGCCGTACGGTCACCGCCGAGTCTGACGGGTCGTGGATCCAGACGCCGGTGAGGTCCAGCTCACGATCCGCCACGGTAGGTGTGGAGTCCTGGAAGAACTCACCCGCCGACGCTCGGACACGGTACTCGTACAGCACCCCGGATGCCGCGGTGTAGTCGAGGAACGTGCCGTTCGGGTCGGTGGTGCCGAGGATCTGGTAAGGAAGGTTGGGGTTACTCTGGCTGTAGACGCGGCGGTGGATCTGGTTCGTCGTCGGGTTCGGGCGGTCACCGACCGGGTCCGGGTTGGTGATGTTCAGACCGATGTAACCCAGGTCGTCCTCGATGTCGAACGAGATGACCGGGACCTCGGGCCGGTTGTAGTTGGGGGTGATCTTGCGGTTGGCCGTGTTCGACTCGATCAGGGCCGCGTTCCTGATCTTGAGTGCCACGTTCCACTCGACGTCCGAGGCCATGCCGATCACAAGGTACTGGAGGTCAGTGGACGTCACCCATCCCGTGGAGATGAGCGTGGCGCCAGTGTCGGTTCGAGTCACCACGATGTTGTACGCGGCTTGTGTGGTGTTCGAGACCGTCCACCTGATCAGGTAGTTGGCGGTCACGATGTTGGGGTCATTGTCGATGGCCGGGTCCGTGATGTTGACCACGCCGGTGTTCGAGGTCGAGAAGAACCCGTAATCCGACCACGGGCTCTCCACCACGTAGGAGTCCCAGGTCTTAACCCTCCACTTCCAGTCCTGGCCGTTGGGCAGGCCCGAGGCGGGAAGGGTGTAGTTGGAGGTGGAGCTCCCGTCCCGGAGGTACAGGTCATCGAACGTCAGGACAACGGGGAGGGTGTTGGTGTTCGTCGGCGAGACGTACGAACGGACACCGATGTCTCCCGCAGCGGTCAGGTCCGTATCGGTGACCTGGATGTCCCAGTTGACCGGCTCGGTGTCCTGGGTCCTCCAGGCCTTGGCTCGGAGCGTGCTGCCCTTGGTGACGAACCGAACGAAGTAAGCCTGGCCCGCGGTGTGAGTGAGAGACGTTGACGCGGTGGCGAGCAAGGTCTCCGACGGCGTCCGCTTCCGAACAGACAGGATGGCCGTGCCGGACGTGGTGAACTCCAGCCGGGCGAAGTAATACTGGTCCCCGGCCCCGTTGATCCTCGACCGGAAGTAGGTGTACATACTGTCACCCGTGGGCACTACCGGGTTGGCCACGGTCCAGGTCATGTCCGAGTCAGCCACGGAGTGCGGCATACGCGACAGCCGGAACACGTCACGGGTGGTGTGGACGTGCCGACCAACGTTGCCCGTGGTGTCGTAGTCAGTCGAGACGGTACCGCCCGAGGACGTCCATGCACCGCCGCGGTCGGCCGTTCCCCAGCCACCGGTGACCGAGCGGGTGAAGTTGTCGAACGCTCCCCAGCTATTCCACGCGATGAGGCCCGTGGTGTTGTTGTAGATCTCGACCTGGTAGAAACTCTGGGTGTCTCCCGCGTTCAGGTCGTGGAAGTCCCAGTCGAACAGGGCCGAGGTGGTGCCATCGAAGTTGGACCGCGTGATCAGGGTGGGCTGGCTCGGGGCCACGTTGATGGTGTCGGCAACGGAGATCACGGAGTGGGTTCCGCTGGACAGATTCGCCACCGAGATGAGAACCTGTTCCCCGACGAGGGCTCCGCGGTGGACACGGATCGCCAAGTTGGACGAGCCGGTCGCACCCACCGTGGCATTGACCTCGACCTGCTGGAGACCGGCCTGCCCAGTGTTCAGGTCGATGTCCGTACGCATGAGCCGACGGCCGTCGCCCGTGGCGTCAAAGTAGTACACCCAGACGCGGTTGTCTCGCGGGTTGTAGATGGCATCCCACGTGTTGGTCACGGCGAGAGTCGCTGGGGCTGGCATGGTCGAGATACCCTGAGCGTCCAGGTCCACCTCGGAGATGACCGTGAACTGGTCCGCCTGCTGCTGCCGGTGCTTGACCACGATGCCGCGGGACGAGGTATTGGACGCGTTCACGGTCACGTACTGGGTGGACGAGACGGGAAGGACACGGGACTTGGCGTTGGCGTCCTTGACCGAGTAGCCGGTAAAGGAGTCGTAGAAGTTCCACACCTCTGCGAAGCCTGTGCCGCTGGAGTTCAGCGTGTACCGCGCGATGGACTGTCCCGCGTTCTGACCGAGCACGTGGTGCCGCGCGGTGCTCATGACGAAACC